AGGCTTATTAAGCCAGCAGCACCATTGAGGGTGATTCTTCCATTCTCTGTTGTCAATGTAATAAGTGGAGTTGTTGACTCAATTGTTCTTCTGACCTGCATTCGTGCCGTGTGATTGGTTAGCGGGTAAGCCTCGTATTCCGCTGGGTTTTGTTCTGTTGGAGTCCTTGGTTGCTCAAGGGCTATGACGCGTGCAAAACTAGACCCTTGCTGACAAAGCATGTTGTAATTTCCTGCAATCATTTTTCCGCTCGCATTACGTTTATTTGGATATATATATTGTGCATCATTAAATCATCACAGAACAGCAGTACCGAGTACGCCGTATGTAGAGTCGCCAAGAGTTAGGGTAAATTGGTTAACCACGTTATGATAAATTTTATATCCCATTGGTCTTACGTTTTCTACAAGCAGCAAAATGTTCTCTGAACCCGTGAAAGCAGAAAACGCTATTGCTGTAGTGCCAATAGTAATATTTCCCGAAGTGGTCATCTTGAACGCTTTGTCGGCATTGACGGTTCCTTGAGTAACAACAAAAGTGGCTCCTAGTTTAATTTCCCCAGTCGTTCCATTCCATCCTGTGTCAAAATCGGTGGCACGACTCCAGGTGCTAGCACCAACAACATAAACACCATTCTGATGAGTGGTTGATTGATTCTTTACAAGAACTCGGTCTCCAGCAACAAGGGAGACACCGTCAATGGTTTGTGTACCCGAAAGCGTAATGTTGGCGTTTGTGGTTGCCGCTTTTACGGTTCCCCTATAGTCAACGTCTAATGTTTCTGAACCCAATGTTGAGAGAAGTATATTCCACGGACTTGAGGCGTCTAGCAAAAACTCTATTGGCGTTGTATCGATAGTAATATTTCCCGGAGTAGTAACTTCAAACGTCTTATTTGCATTAACGGTTCCTAGAGCCACAGTGAATGTGGCCCCTTGTTTAATTTCTCCAGTTGTTCCATTCCATCCTGTGTCAAAATCAGTGGACCTAGATGCGGCACCAGCACCGGTGGCAACAACCGTGTATACGCCATTTTGATGAGTGGTTGTTTGATTTTTTAATAAAACTTTGTCTCCAGCAACAAGAGTTACGCCGTCAATTACATCGCCATCCTCAAGGGCGCTAGCAATGGCTACGTTCGCAGTTGATGCCACTCTTACGGTTCCTCTGTAGTCAGATTTGTATCCTGTACTAACTACTGCCTTTTTGGTTCCGCCTAGACCAAATTGAGCAGCAGTAACTACAGATGATTTTTTACCAGAACCTATTCCATAAATAGCAGGTTTTAACTGTTTAACTTTAAAAGAATCCGTATCTGTCACAATTGCTTGAGAACTAGAATTATATATTTGTTTAATAACTTTATTGCCGGAAAACTGTCCGACCCAATCTAGATATTCACTTCTGACATTGTTGGGGTCAGTTAGTCTACTTCTTGTAGATAAATCAGTTTCGTCAAAGTCTGCTGGTAGTTCTGTTTTGTAGTGCTGAAACCATTCTGAATACAAAAACATTGTGTCCGCAATTGAGTCAGTAAGAACATCAACAAGTCTAAAAAACGGATAAGTAGGGTCAGTTTCTTGACTGTCATAAGATTGATACAAGTCAGGAAGATACGGTCTCATATTTTGCAATACTGGGTTATTTGCCCATACCGAATCATTGACTAAATTTGGTGTTGATATAAGTATTTTAGAAAGACCTGTCACTACACTCGTAATTGGGTCAACAAAATAATTTGGGCTATGTCCTGATATTGTTAAAGTTATTGCGTAGTCGTCTGTATTGTAATTAAGAGTATCGAGCGTCATGGTGTTTGACCTGACCGCATCCCACATTGAACCAATTAATGTTCTTGTGTTTGACTGGTCGCATGCTCCACTTAAATTGCATAATTTTGCTTGAACTGTCGGAGAACCATTAGAGCAATTCATAACACAAGAAAATACAAAATTTTGACCGATGTCTGTATCGTTTGCGTTTGTGTTTAAAAAAGGCGAATTTTGCGCATCAAAAGCAAGTCTCAAAACAATCGGTCCAGGACCAGTAATGTTTAAATTTAGCACGTAGTAATCTAACGCAAAATAATTGTCTCCCGAAATAGTAATGGTTGCTGGTCCACTAACAATTTCCCAACCTGCATCCTGTACAGTTGTTACTACAAGTTCATCTCCGGTTGTAGTATCTACGGCTTTTAAAGCCTGACTATTATTAAGTCTTTGAATTGTTTTCATTACGAATCTACAACCTGCGTTGTTATTGTTATGTCTGCCAGAGCAATAGACGGAAGAGAACCCTTCTTCACAAAAGTAATATTGTTGCTACTCGCAGTTGCCAAGGAAGCGCTCGCGGCCTTTACGGTAACGGCCAAGTCTGTAATGTAAAAAACCCCAGCAACGCCAGAAAGAACGTTAAAAAATTCAGACTGCTTTATTCCTTCTGCAAATCTGTAATTTTTAGGAGAAAAATTAGAAGTTAAAATAGATTTAATATTTGATAGTATTACTGCAGATTCGTAATCTTCGGAATGTGAAATAGTTGCTGTTACCGCTAACGAAACAATGTTTACGTCCACTACGTCAACCTCTAAGCCAGCAATAGACCTATCTTGTATGTCAATAAGCAAATCTACTTTTTGTGGTTCCGTGGCCAAAGCGCCAAGACCGTACACAAATACGGTTGCGTATCCAACCTGGTCTGCGCTTCCAAGGTTTAGGTTGCCTGTAGATACGTCGGAGTTTGTTAGGTCGTATGTTTTTGACCTAGAAATCGTAGACTGATAATCGGATGCAATAAAAGAATCAACTTGATTGGCTCTTACGAAAGTTGAAGATAAAGAACCCAAGAAACTTACCGCTCTATTTAAATATTCAGATTCTGTTTCCGGATTAGTCCCAACAGTTTCAACCGACGCAAGTTCAGCATAAAGAATATCGGTTGTTGGTGTCTCTATGTCAAAAAAAGTTCCGTTTTGTAAAGGAATAACTGTACCGGTATTAAAAGATTCTGCCAAAACATTGTCAAACGGAAGAGGGTCACCTTCGTCGTTTCCTGCAATTATTAATTCTGTAGAAGTTTCAAAATAAATAGAATATTTTTCTCCTAAAAATTCATACTCATACCTTACTACTGTTCCCTGAGGAATGGTTGTTCCGCTATTGGTTGTGCATGTGAATTTAATATCTATTACAGTTTTTGAACCTTCGTCTAGTTCAACTCCCATCATTCCAACGATTCCTGCCATCAGTCTGTCTGGAAGCCTGTTGATTGCGGATATGTTTAAACTACTAATGTATGAAACAGCCTGAAGAATCGCATCTTCGGGAGTTCCTTGTCGTGGTTGAAATTCTGGCAAAGCGACTCTTGCGTAATCTATGGCGTCAAGATATACCGCAGTAGGTGAAACGTCAAAAGGCCTAAGATTTATGTATTCTGAAAAATTTGCTGGCATTTTAGTTCCTGACTATAAAATCAAATTCAATATTAAACGAACCATCTGTCGTTCGTGCCGGATTTAAGTTTAAAATCTCTACTTCTGGTATAAATCTTGCCGAATTAATTACAAAATCTATTGGTTCTATAGACGTAAAACTGGGGTCAAAAATTCCAAAATCAGGAGTTATGGGGTGTTCTCCATTTTGAGTAAGTATTGACAAAGTCAATATTTGTCTGTAATACTCTATGCTGCCCTGTTGAAGGGTGTTTATTGAGCCAGCAGTAAATTTGATTGGGAATTTTAAGCAGTCCATCTCTGTATTATCTCACACTAAAATCTTCGTACTGCACGCACGTAGGTAGTATATCCCTTGCTGGTGAAACCTTGGTACCCACCGTTGAAGTCCTGATTGAGCCCGAGACTCGCGGTTTTTTCGGACGAACTCCAATAAGTATCATCTGTATTAAAATCACCAACACCCAAATTCACGTGGACCACATCGTAAACCATTTTTATTTCCGCCAACGATGGCAAGTACCAGTCTGATTTACCACCCGATACTAGGTCGGCACAATATTTTGCGGCACAAGTTGCGGCCACATTTCCCGTCTGAGCAACTATATCTATTGTGTTTTGATACCCAGCACCCAACGTTCTTGAGTCGGCACCAGAAACGGCTGTCGTTGGGTTTGAGTTTACATTCGTAGCCCATGTTCGTGAAATTTGTGTACCAACTGGGGCTACTTCAAGGTAAGTAAATCCTGTGTACTCGTTGAATCTGTCAACAAAAAAGATAATTCCACCACCAGGACCAGTATCCCCGACTTTGTAAGCAAAGTCATTAACGCTGCCAATAATGTACATTTCCTCATTTCCGCCACCGACGTGAGCGCAAAGAACCATGGTGTCTGGGACTAGTAAGAAACCAGAAACAGACCGCATTGGTCCAACGGTATTTAAAAACTTAGGTATGTAAACATATGCTTTTTTATCAGGGGTAACTCTTTTTACAACACCAAGATAAACGCCTTGTTGTTGTGTTGGGTGAGAAGACGCCTTAAACCTGTCAATGCCTATACTCATGAGAAACACCTATTTTTTTCTGCAAGACTTGCTGTGCCAAGCCATATTTTTAAACCATTATTGGGAAATCTTTTTAAAACTACCAAAAATTGCATGTCAATAAGAAACTTCATATAGTCTTGTACTTTTTGAAGACCCACAGCAATAGGCATAATTCCGTGATGTTGGTTTTGTGCTTCATAAAAATCAATCGCATCTTGCGAAGATAACTCAACAACAGAACCGTTGTTGCAAAACAACTTTTCAATAATTACATAAACAGATTGACCACCAAACGTTGTTTGATAAACTTCCATAGATAGAGTTCTGCAGGATTCAAATGTAGTTTCTTTTACGTCTGAATCAAAAAACGGCCTGTTCCACATGTCTATGTTTCCTGCTTCCAAAAAATCAGAGGCATCAATATTTGTTATGTCAGCATTTACGTCAATAATTTCTGCTTTGTTTATAGGATGTTTTGTTTGACGTTTTGAATTTGGAATATTTGATTTGTTTTGTTCACCAATAGGGGATGGTGTTGTTCCGATGGGAATACGCGCTGGGGAAAGTTCGTTAAAAATAGGTCTTCCCACAGTCCCTGAAGTCATTATGTTTGGCTTTGTGTCAAAATACTCACTGTTAAATTTTTTGCCTATCGGAAGAGGGGTAATTTTGGGAGCCTTTCCGTTCACTTCTAATCTCTCCGGTGTCCTAAATTGAACAGACACTGGGTCTGTTGTTTGTTCCTCAAAAGACACGCTGGTAATTATGTAATATTTTTGAACATTAGGAATGTTGTTTATTCTGATTGTCATTCCGGGTCTTAGGGCTACGCCATTGTCTCTATCAACAATTGCAGAACCTTCTGACTCCATAGGGTCGTTTTCTCTTTTTGTTATTTCTGGCATAGACAGCAGTTCAAATCTTTTCCTAGATTCTTCAGTTCCTGGATATTCAAAAGGGATAAAATGTCTACTAGGATGATAAGAAGGTAGGTTATTTTTATCTAATATTGGTTTTTTCTTTTTATCTAGTTTTGGTTTTCCTTGCTGTCTGGAAGTTCCCCATTTAAATAAAAACCATTTTTGTGTTCCAAAATACAAAGTTCCATCAGCAACAAAAACTAAATACTGAGACGAACTAGCAATGTCATTGATTTTATCCCATACAGAATCTTGCTGTCCGGTTCCAGAATTTTTAGAACCTCCTTTAATTTTTGTACTTTTTTCTCCTACAAATTTTAATCCATATTTAGTTGCTGCTCTTCTTACAAATTCATAACCAGAAGAACCAATATTGCCTGGTTTTTTGTCTCTCTTCATTTGCTGAATTGCTTTTGGCATTGCTTCTATACTGTAAACAGGGGAAGCACCTGCTGCTCCCTGAGAAACGGTAACTGAACTGATTTCGTAAGCATGTCTTATTCTAATTATTGCCGGATAAACTTCTTGACCCACTACGGGCAAGGCAATGGGCCTAATTCCAGTTGTTTGATAAATAACATCTCTTCCAACAACAAAATAGTTATTATTGGCCATCTGAAATCCTGGGTCGACAACGGAAAAAGTCAATTGATTAGCCATGTCAATTGAGTAGTTGACGCTAATGTTTAATAAATTTTCCGCAACAAGAGACATTTGTTTGTTTGTCAGGTCTCCTATTTGAAGAGATTCTGCAGTAAACATTACGCAGGCTTTCCCGTAGGGTAAACAAGAGTGTTTTGATACTCAAGAAATGTAAAAACATTAGTGTTGACCCACAAAAGCCCCTGGGGAACCACGGGTGTGCATTTGACATCTCCGGAGTTTGGTTTACAAGGAGGTGGAGGAGGAACATCGGGCGTCAATGGAGGCAAGGGAATTATTTCACGAGCAATAACCGGAAATTCGGTTAAGGTTAAAGAAACTTCCGCCGCTGAAATATGTTTTCCGCCTTCGGTTAACCGCGTTGCGGTAATTGACGCATCATTAATAACCCACTGCGTATTTTTGGCGTTATTCGTGTATGGATATCTGTATGTTGTGGTCAAAAGATTATTTAAATTATAAAGAGTAACCGGTGAAGGAGTTCCGGCCATTGCTCTGATGTTGTCTAATTGCTCATCAATTGAAACCAATAGTCCGTCGTTAACTATTGATTGTGTAGTTTTGATTACTACTCCTTTTGCGTTTTTTTCTTCGGCTGTTCCAAGTTTTTTTGCAACAACCAAAAAACTAAAAGAAACTTTTGTTAATTGATAGTTAGACCAATCAACTAAAGGATAGTTTCCGCTGCGAGCAACTTCATTCCATGCCGAGGAAAGTTGACTAAACTCAAAACTGTTTGGCATCATTTCAAATGCATGATATCTCTCTATTGATTGACGAGAACTTTCGGCAGCGCTAAAGTTATTAATGACTTGCTTCATGTAAGGCATTTTTTCAATTTCTTTAATGTCAACGTTTGCATTGATTAATGGGTCTTTGGTTTTAATATTTATTACGGTTTTTACAGGGCCATTTGACTTTTTCCCTTTAGGGTTTGTTTTACCATTTTTACTTTTACCTGTGTTTGGGCTACCTCTCCCCGTACTGGGTGTGCCCAGATTACCAATAGCAGGCAGGGTAGGAACGACGGTTGGGGGTTCAGTATCTACTGTTGCAAAACTGTTGGCACGACCGCCACCAAATCCCATTGCTCCGTTAGCGTCCGTTCTATAAGAGTACGGATTACCCCGTCCACCCATTCCCATATTTCCATTAGCATCCGTTCTGGCAGCGTCGCTTGGAGATACACCAAAACCAAATCCACTTCTGCCGTTGCTGTCGAGTCTCATGTAGTCGTACAAATTTCCCACTTTACTAAGTGACTGATTTGATGTTTCAACAAAATCGGAATCAGGAATGTCTGATAAAAAACCCTGAACATCGTAATCTGCAGAACCTGTAATTCTTAACAATTCATTATCGTTTACTTTTTGAAAATAAAACATACCCAAACTGTTCAATAATCCATGTGTCGCTATTCTTACAGTAGAGCCGTGACGTTGTTGAAGATTTCCTGTATTTTGTTTAGAAAGAACTGTTTTAGAATTTTGTTGTTGTTTTACAAAAACATAATAAGCACCCGATATGGCTTTACCACCGTCTTCAACTTCAGCCCAAATAGGTTCACCATAAACTGTTTTGTATTTTGTGCATTTATAAAATTTGTCTACAAACGTACCCACGGCAGTCTGAACATTTTCCGCAACTACAGTTCCTGGTTTTTGGTTTTTAAAAGTGTTCATTCCTGCAGCAACATCATGGACTCTTGCGCGACGTCCTTGTGAAGCGTCAATATATTTTGCCAACTTGACAGGGTTTGCTGTTGTGTTGTTTTCTACAGTCATTTCCTATCTTCTTTCCTTGTTTGAACGCTCGATTTGTTTAAGTTTAACCATTACTGCTTCTGCTATTTGCTGTGGTGAAGCATTATCGCTACCTTGAATATTGAAAGAATAAGTTGAATTGCCTCCACCTCCATTACTTGCGACTAAGTTATTTTGTTTATTAGAAGAAGCAATAGGCATGCTTCTGTCACCCATTGCACCGGAACCCGGAACAACATGAAGATGCCTACTGCCATTAACACCATGAAACTCAGCAAAGCCCCCTCCTGCTTTAGCCATTGTTTGATACTGACCGAGGTTTTGTCCTACTAGGTCATACGCTCTTCCTGTAACATGGTCAGAGTTAATAGAGCCAAGACCTGTAGTTCTAAACGAAGAAGTGACGGTTCTTTTACCAGTCAGCGATGCATCCATAGCAGAGTGTCTGCCCATTGTTGTAGAAAGCCTGCTGGATGTAGTGTCCCCGATTGTAGAACCACGAGGAGTTGCAGTATCTCCATTCACTGCTTCTATGAGGGCTTTGAACGACTCTGCTGTATACCATTCTGGTACGTTGTTTTTTTGAGCCTGAAACACTTCACCCATTTTTCCAATCAAGGTAGTACTTGCTGTACTAATTTCAAAACTTAGATTGCCCATCGTTTTTGCTTGTTCTGCCAAAGTTTTAAGGGACTCGTCTTCTTTAAAGGCTTTAGGTGCAAGAGCAGGGTCTTGAAACATGTCTTTTCCATCTTTGCCGATAACTGGACCAATTTGAGTTTTTATGAATCTCATCAATAGTTCACCAGAAGACTCGTCTCCGCCTTGTGTTCGTTTGAAAGCGTCACTCATTTCAAAGCCATTTTCCGACATTGTTCCAAACTTTGCTAATTGTTCAGGACTCATTGCGTTGGTTAAGTTTTTAATTGATTTTGCATTAACCGAAAACTTGTCTCTTACTCCTCCGGTGCCGTCCTTATCCGCTCCAACCGCATTCAATTGTGTAGCAATATTTGAGCCGAGTTTGGCGCGGCTATCTGTATTCTGAGTAATCAAGGCCTTTCTTACTTCTGGGTCACTCAAAAAAGTTTGAGGGTCCATTCCATAAAACATTCCGCCTTTATTGAAGGCTTTTCCACCTACGTATTTATTATCTTTGCTTTTTTTCTTTCCGTCAGTAGTTTGAAAATCTGTTCCTTCGGCGTTCAAACCCCCAAAAAGTTTTTCAAATTCAGCCTGAGCAACTGTTCCGCCACCCTTCTCGCCGTACATAACAGCAATTTGTTCACCAACTGATTCAAGAAATTCCAGTTTGTCTTCTGTTCCAGCACCTCCGGAGTTGACTTTGTCTTTGAAAGCGCGAGCCGTTTCGTCAAGAATTCTGGGCACTTCTAATCTTTTAAGCGTCTTGCCAAAAACTCCCAAAGAGTCAACAAAGGTGTTCATGTTTATCATTTTCATTTCGTCTGCAGTTTTCTTTACCGCAACACCAAGTTGACTAACAACGTCTGTAAATTCAACGGTTGAGTCAAACAAGTTAACACCCATTGTCCCAGCAAGGTCGGTAATTTCTGAATCAGTCATACCGGTTAATCTTTTTAATTCGTCCATTCTGGAGTTAAAATTATTTTGTATTGGTTTTATGTCCGCAAGCACTTCTGCTTGTTTTTTTAATTGCTTAACATACGCGTCTGGGTCGTCCGCTATGGATTTTTTGTCTTCAGTAGTTAGTGGCATTCCTGCTGCATTAGCCGCTTGCGAAAGAGCGTCTCCTGATTTATAACCGCCCTCAGCGTCAAAGATTCCCTTGGTTGCAAATTCAAGTGATTTTTTAAGGCTCGGAATTAATTCTGTGAACGCCGTTCTGTATTCAGTAGCGCCTTCGTTTCTTACGCCAGGACGAAACATTTCGTCGTTTTTTCTTCTTTGCTGTTCTCTTCTGTACGTTCCGCTTAGGCTTATATCGACAATTGCTCCAATTTGTTTGTCGGCTACGGCTCTGGCTGCTTTTGCTTTTGCCCTAGTTTTATTTAGGTGTCCCATGAGTATTCCGCCAAGTGACCCCACAACGGTTCCGACTATTGCACCAACGGCTGTACCAACTCCCGGAAGGACAGAACCAATAGTTGCACCCATTGCTGCTCCACCCAAAGCACCGCTAAGCGCTCCACCCCCCATTGTTTCTGCATTCATTGCTGTACCAAGACCGGCAACACCAAGACCAAGCATTGGATTTATCTGACCAACCATTGCACCCATAGCCATCGCGCCCTGTGCTTCTTCAGGCATGTACTGTGAACCCATTCCAAGCACCATGGATGTTCCCATCTTTGCACCGACGCCACCTATTTTCCCGCGAATGTTTCTTTGGCGCTCGGTGTCCATCTTGGTTCTGTTGTTTATGCTTCTTTGTTTGTATTTGGCGCTTAGTTTTAATTTTCCTTTTTCTCCAGGACCTGGAACCTCGCCCGATACCTTTTTTCCGGTTATGGGGTCTCTTGTTCTTTTATATGCGCTTGCTCCATAGGTTTTTTCATACGCTTTTGCTTGCCTGTATTCTTCATCGCTCATATCGACTACTTGTTTCATTCCGCCTACGTTTGGATTACCGCTATCGTCAAATCCTTTCATTCCAGGAAGCCACATCTCGTCTCTGTTTTTGAAAAATCTAGAATCGTCAAATAGTTTTCTTCCGTATTCAACTGGTTGTTGCAGTTTGTTTACAAAACGTCTTGGTGCTGCCGGTGGGGTTGGGGGCGTTCCCCCTGGAACAATCGGACCGCCAGTAGGAGTTGGATAAAACGGAACTGGAGCACCTGTAGGTGTTGGATAGAACGGCCCACCTGCTCCTCCTGCTCCCGACGACGCAAATGCCGCAGCGGGCATTAATTTCCCTGGCGGATAAAATTTTCCTCCAAAAGTAGCACCACCTTCTGGCGCAATAGGTCTACCTGCTTTATCAAGTCTTGAAGTAGACGCAGCCGCAGCCGCAGCAGGCGCTGAACCATCGTCGTAGCGCACGCCCATTTTTGCAGGCCGTGCTCTTAGTTTTTCAATTCCGTGAGCATCTAACGTTGTGTCGGAGATTTGTGAAGTAGGAAGGAACGAACCGCCTTTATAGAACTTGCCATTAGGGAGCGTTATTCCTCCCTTGGGTGCCCTTCTAAAGAGTTCGTGTTCAGGTCTGTGGAGCAGAGGAGAAGGACCACCCGGTCCTCCTGGTGTACCTGGAGTAGTTGGAGTAATTGGTGGAGTTGGAGTAATTGGTGGAGTTGGAGTAATTGGCGGAGTTGGACCACCCGGTCCTCCTGGTGTACCTGGTGGTATGCCCGTGTGTGTTGTTCCCATTTGTCCAGTTGGTGGTCCTGTAACTACGTTTCCTGGAGAAGTCGGAGAAGTTGGAGCCTTTGTCTTGCTTGGCGACTGACCAGCAGTAGCAATTATTTGTTTAAATCCACCCTGATGAGCAGCCATTTTTTGATTCATGCCACGGAATCCCAAAAGCATTGCAAGAGCACCAGCCTGACCACCACCAAGACCGTTAAGAAGTTTCATTACAGTTGTAAGGGACCTAACAATTGTCGACAAGCCTTTTACAAGGTCATTGATAAACGGAAGAAGTCTTTGAGTAATTTTGTTAAATTCTCCCAACAAACCAAATATATCAGTTAAGAATTGACCAATCGTATTACCAAAATCTTTTATCTCTTCTTCGTTAGCAATCAAAAATTTATTAAAATCTCCAAATTTACCACTAAAAATGTTTTTGACATGTTTCCATATCTCGCCAAACATTTTTTCAATGACTCGTGCGCCATTAATCAGGGGTCTTAATTTATCTAATACAGAATCCCACGTGTCTTTAAAATTTCCCCACCAGTTACCAAGTCTGTCAAAAAGACCTTCTGTTGATTTTAGGTTACTGTTAATGAAGTCTGCGCCCTTGCCGACAAGTTTGTCTACCAAAGAAACTATAGTTTCAAGCATCGGTCCTACTCCAAAGGCTTGAGTTGATGCGCCTATTTTTACAAAACCTTTTTTTAAAATCTTAAATATTTCAAACGCTGCTTGTTTGATTGGCTCCAAAAACGGTTGACCCAAATCTGCAAATTGATTTTTTATTAAATTAAAATAACCTTTCAATCGGTTTATCAACGTTCCCGACACCGCGTCAAATTGACCTGAAACTCCGGCTGCCGATGCAAGTTTTCCGCTTTTGATTGCCTCCATGAGACCTTTTTTTGTTGTTATATTTAATTTCTTAAAAGCCTCTTTCATTTCTTTTCCGCTACCAAACATTCCTTCGGCAGCCTTTTTTGATTCTGAAAAAGATTTTTTTGAATCTTGAAGCAGTGCAATCAATTCTCCTGCTTTTTGAACACCCTGCTCAAGAGGTTGACCTGCTGATGCAAAATCCATCAGTCCCTTTAATAGGTTCTGGCTTCCCATGGTAAATGTTGAGTTTTTAGATACAGCGGCATAGGCTTTGTTTAGATTTTCTGCTCCAACAAAAGCAAGGGTGGTGTCTGAATGCAGTGCTCGCATTACCTGACGTGTTTGATTCAATCCAGAACCAAACTCACCTTTGGTGGTGGTTTTGTATGCATACATTGCTGCTTGCTGTTCACGAATTGCAGCGGCTGCCGATGCGGCCGCAACAACAACGGCAGTCATTGCCGCGGCTAGTGGCCCCATGAGTGACCTTGCGACTTTCATGGATGCGTTTCCTAAAACGAACGCTCCATGAACTGCCAACATTCCTGCTGCCATTAGAGCCATTGATGCCGCAGAAGCCTTAAAACCAAGAGCCAAAGCCTTGAGGCCCATCTTGCCCATCGTTGCTATGGCTTTGTCAAATTGGGTTACTTGCTTTTTAAGTCTCGCCCAATACTTGTCCCCAGTAATACCGTCTTTTGTTTTTGGATTACTTGTTGTTGATGCAAAAGAGGCAGCACTTTTTTTTGCTGCTCGGTCTACTGCTGCTATATCGCGTATGGCACGACGAGCCTCAACGCGGCCTCTGTAGTCGACATCAATTACTATCTCTGTCTTAGCCTCAGCCATGAAGTCACCTTAATATAGTATAAAACTAGACACCTTAAACGGACTTATTCCGTCTTTCCTGTTCCTCTTTATCGTTCGATATAACTTTAGCACAGGCAAGACGTATCATCCATTCAACCTCTGTGCATTCCAGGATTCTAATTGGGTCAGTTCCAAACAGTTCGCCTAGCCGTGCAGCAGACACGACCAGAGGCTCTTCAACTAACTCGTCGAAGACTCCATCGTAGGGTCCGATGTATCGACCGTATCTGAGTATCCAGCGGCATCAAGAATTGCAAGAGCAGCGGCTTCAAGGTGAGGGTCAACACCAAAGAATGCACGAACTGCTTCAGGAATTGGTCTAGTCGTATCTGTCATTTCAAGAATCTGAGGAGACGCAAAATTCAACTCGTATCCTTCTTCGTCTACAACTTCTTCTCCGTCAACACAAACACCTACGGTTGTTTGGCCAATAACGTAGCAAGAGAACTTAATGGAATCAAGACCCTGCTTGGTGTCTTCTCCTGATTGTTTTCTCCACTGCTTCAATTGATGCTGTGTGATGTTTGGGCTGATTCTCAAAGAAACACCTGGACGTTCTGGGACTTCAAGGCGAACAACAGGGCGTTCAACTTTTTTGTTAATTGTTTCCTTGAGACGTTCAAGAAGGTTTGGTTCTACCTTTGAGGAAGCGGTTAAAACCCTTTTAGGGTCAGCCTTTTTTGCTTCTACTGGTTCTGAATAAAGAGAGTTATTATCTGTCATAACCAGAACGTTAGCACACCATAAACGCTACTAAGCGAATAGTGGTATATAAATTTTTATTTAAGCAGTGACGACGGTGCGTCCAGTACCTGCTGTAACGGTTTGAACTGAGAATGTTAAAGCAAACGTCGCTGGTGCTCCAGAAGAAGCATCGCCGTCTGGTTCAGTCAATCCAACAAGCAGAGAATTGCTATAAATTCTTGACGAACCCGTAACTTTGATTCCGCAGTCAAGAGTTGAGACAGTGATGTTGTAGTATGCCTGACCAACCAAACCTCTTAGGAGGGCTAATTTCGAGTCCATGCCACCTGTTGCGTCGTCGAAATGGGCAGTTAAAGTTATGTCGCCAATTTCTGCTGGAGCACACAATACTTCTGGGAAATTCTTTCCACCGAGGTAAATTTTTTCTACAGAAGCCGTTACTTCTCCACCGGAAACTTGAGCAAAATAAAAATTGTCAAATTTTGGATGATTTGCAGCGAGGGTGTCATTAACTGGAACGATTCCTGCAACAATTTGTCTTTGTGATAACTTCATTTTTTCTCCAGTTTTACGATGTCACTGAACCAGTGAGGTTTGATTTGATGATTGTAACGTTGATTTTATCACCGATAGGCGAAACTCTAAGTCCAATTTGTGCAGTAATTTTACCTTCAGCAATTTGTGCTGCCGAGTTGTTTGAATTGTCGCATTTTACGCTATATCCAGGGTCTGTTACTGTTCCGTTGGCATTTGTTCCAACATACAACGAGCCTTCGTTAGCAAGAATGGAACAAATTGAAGTCAATCTGCTGTGGATGTTAACAAACAAAGCATTGCGACTATCGATTGGTGAAAAGAGAAGGTCTTCCATTGCTCTTCCTGCCAGATGAACCACGGTGTTAACGGTGTCCTGAACTGACAAGTAACGGAAATTTTCCGTATCTGTAGATAAAGAACGAGCACCATAAACTCTAACCGAGTTTGCAATAATTCTAATTGCGTTTACGTTGTTATCGTCAAGGTCGTTTCCAACAGTGCCACCAATATCTGTTGCTACTCCGTTTACGAAGTTAGCGGAAGAAAGAAGACCTGCTCCTGGCTGATGTGGGCCAACAGTGTTGTGAGCCTTTGCTCTTGCGCCAGCAACGAAACCATCTGGTGGAATCAGTCTATTGACACCATTTACGTCGGTAGGAGCGTAAACCCATGGATAGTACATTGCTGCGTGCTCTGCACCATCTTCACCGGTAAGGTCTCCTGCTGCTGTTTTTATCTCTTCAACAGTGTCGTCCTCGGCTGAATG